TTATCCCTTGGGGTTAGGAGACGCTGCATTGTTATTCTTTGCCCCTTGTTCCTCCTTGATTTCTGCAAGCTCCTCTTCTACCCTATCAGCATTCCCGGCAAACATGATACCTTCACGGGTTGACCAAATTCCACCACTGACAGCGGAAACGGCAGTAGTCACCTTATCATTCAAATCATCAATCATATATGGAACCAGTTCTGTTTCTATGCCAATAGTCTGCGATGCCTTGCTAAACTCGGTTGGATTGATAGAGCCTAAAGCAGAAACAATGAAATTTACTCTCCGCTGCAAGAACTCTCCAATGACCTCACCGTGATTTTCTACCGCCATATGTGCACCCATGAACATAAAGCGGAAAGCGGTTCCTGATGCTTTGCCTACCCCCTTCAACGTCTCAAAGGATATTCTTGGAGTGTTTGACATATCATAAGCCATATTAGTGAGTGTTTCTGCTTCAAATTTTACGGTATCATTTGCTTGGTTCCACGTCAGATACTGGGCATCCGCACCCTCTCCGGTGAGTTTGACCATTCTATCCTTAACCTTACCCATGAAGCCCTCTACATCTCCAATTAGCTTCAGCAGTGGGAAGAAATGATAGTCAATGCAATCCGCGTAATTAGAAAGAAGTTTTTCCAACCGGACACGGAAAGTCTTAATCTTTTTGCAATAAGGTTCGGGCCGATAAGCGTAGATAACAGGCAGTTTTGGGAATCCATGAGCAAAAGGAGTTCTTTCTTCATATCCTTTAGATAAATCCCATTGATAAACCATTTTGTCCGTGATAGTCATAAAGCAGGTGACCTCCGAATCATCCATGAGCTTCTTTTTATACTCACGTGAAAAAGCAATCATTTTACCTTCATCGTTGAAGAACGGGTATAGCTTATCACCTCTGAATGGGGACCATAACACGCTTTTCAGTTTCTTGGTGGGCTTGACCTTCCCCCCGAAGGTAGTCTTTATTTTCTTCCAGAACTTCGCCCAAAATGAATCATCATCAGTGACATACCAATACTCGGCTACTTCCTGTTCGGATAACCAAGCACGAACAATCTTCTTGTTCTGATATTTGATTTTGTTGGATTTAAATACAGCCTTTACCGCATCCAACAGCTTCTTTTCATCATCATCAGTCGGAGTGCAATCCATAGACGGTTCTGTGCCGACCGTGAAAGCTGTTTGAATGTTCACTATATCTTGTTCCAATGGAATGGAAATACGGTTCACCGGTTCAGTCTTATACTTTGCTTCGATTTCATAAGTCTTACCAGTTTTTTCATCGAAGTGTTTCTCAGCTTCTTTTTCAAGAACCTTTCTGTCCGGATACTTCTTTTTGTCAACCATGATTTCATGGCGTTCCGGATTCCAATCGTCCCAAAGTTTACAACGGTCGGGAAGTTCAGTTTTCCTACCTTTCTTCAGGTAGTTTATCTTCTGCCCGATGTCAGGGAGTGCTAATATTTTTTCTAAATTCAATGGCATAATCTATAATTTTAGTGAGTAAATATTCCTGTTAAATCTTTCGGTTTCTGAATCTTACCAAGAAGCTCACCCAATACATAGTAACGTACAGCATCTATTCCGTGATTGTCATGGTCTTCCGGTTCGTTGATATAGTTCCCGTCCTTATCCTTTGCCCAAACATACTTTCTGAACTCGCTTTGCAAGTTGTACGAGCGTTTGGTTATATAAATCTCCATATCTTTCATTTTGTCAATTCCGGCATTGATAGAGCCTGCACCTTTCTCTACGGCATATATCTTGATTCCTCCGTTGTGTATCTCTTGAATCAAACGTGGGTCTGCGCTGTCAGCAATGACTTTCAAACCCCACGGGCGAAGAGTCTTGATGATGTCAGAAGAAAGCAATCCAGTACGGTAATCCACTTCATCCAAGTAAAGGGCGTTATCAACGATACCACAACGAATGGAAGCAGACGGGTCATGCGTATAACCGAAGTCTTGCCCGAAAGCAATTTTCTTTGCCCAAGCCGGGAACTCGTCAACAATTCCCCACTTCTTGAACACAGCACCTTCTGCCACGTCAGCCCAGCGACCGATAACCACATGAGCATACTTTTCAGGATTACTCACCTTCATATCTTCCACCTCTTTCAGGAACTCAGGAGAAAGGTTATCCAAGTTATCAAAATACGTGGTATGGATATGAAGTACGTTCGGATGAGTTGATATCTGTACTTGCACGCCATCAATCTCCACCAGTCGATGAGTGTTCTCGATGTATTTCTTGTAGATGAAATGGTTCGAATCGCATGGATTCATAATTATGATTATCCGGTTCTGAATTCCCTTCTTACGGATGGAGAGCATAATCTTGTCAAACTCTTCCTCACTGGTCCATTCCTCCGCCTCATCACAAACAAAGGTGGTGATACCCTGAATTGATTTCAGCTTGGCCGTCTGGTTCCCGGAAGAAGTCTTGATACCACGGAACATGATACGACTGCCGGTCATCCGGTTTACAATATCGGTTTTGGTTGTCTTGAAATACTTCGTTGTTCCGTCCAAATCTATCTTTTCCATCATTTCCGGAATGATAGACATCCCGGCAGATACCATCGTGTAACGGGTATAAAGAATCTGGTGAACAATTTTCTCTACGGGAGTCATTTCAAAAGTCAACCGCTCAATGAAGGTGGAAGCATTGAAAGACTTACCTGAGCCACGCCCACCGGTGATAAGAATTATGAACTTTTCCTTATCCTCGTACAATGGATGATATATTTCTTGAGGTACTATCATTTCAGCTTGTCTTTAATCCAAGAATCAATGTTGATGCCATGCTCTATGTCTGTTGGAATATCAGCGTCTTCTGACTCTTCACCAAACCCTTCTTTTCTTCCTAATGTAGAAAGCAAATAACGAATCATATAACCATCTGGACGTTCACGCCAACCAATAAAATTTCCTTTTTCATCCTTTTCGGGAATACCCAATGCTAGGACACGGGCAGAAACCAAGCATTCGTCAACTAAAGCCCCACGCTCATCCGATATAGCATCCTTAAACTCCACATCGTCTTTCGCCCATTGGTATATAGTTTTCCGAGCCACTTTGAAAATAGCGGCCACCTTAGTCAGATTCCCACCGGATTTACGGAGAATCTTCCTAAAATCTTCTATTTTTGGTTTCTTTCCCATATTCTTGCACACGGGCGCACGTATCTGTTACTTTCGTCACTTAATCATTTTCAATACATCTTCTCCTTTAGCGAACTTGTCATCTGTACTAATACCAAGCAAATCGCAAAAATCTTCCTTAGCTTCATAAGAAGAAAACGACAGCATTATATACGCCTCCTCGTTTTGTTGTCTTTCTATTGCCGAATCTCTTACTTGCTGCTTAACAGCTTTCATGTGTTCTTTTTTCTCCTCGTATGTTTTTTCATCCGTAGGCTGAGTTTCTATTTCATCAAACGATGATACAGAGGATAATAAATCATCCAAAGAATCAGACAAAGGAGGAATAGCTGTATTTATAGAAAGAATATCGTTGAGTTCTCCAATATCCAATCCAACATCCGTATAATCTATATCAGAGATATAACCAGCTATAAGGTCTATATCAGGTTTTGTATTCCCTACTGCCATATATGTAAGCTGTTCCTTTTCAACTTTATCATCTAAATTCACAACCTCTACCTTTACGTCATAATCAGTGCTTGGAGTACCATCATATTTGTAATACAAATCCATTGCTTTAATTCTCCGATGCCCGTCAATCAGATTTCCTGATTTCTCATTCCATACAATACCACCAAGAAAACCAACTTTCTGCAAATTTTTCTTTTGCAGTTTTACCTTCTCGTCCGAATGCCTTTTAGGATTAATCGGATTAAGGTTTATTTGGAAGCGTTTTATAACCCTTGTTTCACTTTGTTTTAATTCTTTCATAGTCATATTCAAACAATTTCCGTTCTACCAATGGATATTCATTTATAACTTTTTTTAAATCACATGGATATTTATAACGAAGAAATAACAAGTAATTAATATCCGTTATGTCAGTACCAGATGACTGATGTTTCCCTCCGTATGATTCGGGGTTGATTAGACTTTTTCGACTAATGTACTCCAATACATCTTTATTCCGATATTCCGATAATGGATAGCACTTCTTTTGTGCTTCATTGATTCCATTCATATCGTATGTGCGTAACATTAAACGTCGATTCATCGAATCAGATTGCTTGAAACCAAAGAAAGCCCATTCAATATTATATTTCTCCCTTACTATATCGGTAAGTTGAGCCATATTGTACAACTTTTGCTTCTCATTTTTGACACATCCCATATATCCAATGCGCCTGTATGAATAAAGAGCAAAGTGCGGAATTTGAATATATTTCATATTAGGGTACTTCTTACAAGCGTAATTTATATACCGATTAATGTGAGATAAGTCTTTAACGACATACATATAGACGCAAACGATCTCTTTGAAATAAGGTGATATTAGGTCTAAAAGGGCTATACTGTCCTTGCCCGATGCCGAGTGAAACAATATAACCCTGTCAGTCTTCTTTGCGACAGCTTTAATTATATCTATCGCTTTCTTCATTAGACAACTCTGCCTCCTATACGGCGGTTAATTCTTGCTCTTTGAGCTGCATTTCTACCGGTAGACTGAAAACGACCTGCTTCATAATCTTTTCGAGTACGATACTTTCGACCACTTGCATCCGTTGCATACGTTTCTGGCATAATCTTAATTTTTTAATTAAACAATCTTTTTACCAACAAACAAAGCCACCGAAATGGCTTATATTATTTCAAACCTGAATGACTTATGATTTCACAAATATGTAAATAGTAAAATAATGGTAGCTCTTTCGGTGGATTCTTCTTGAACTCTTTTAATTGTTCATCAAAATCGTGAAAATCAAATTCATCGTGCATGAATTTTATACCTTCTTCTGTTACTTCACCTATACCAATTTCATCAATGGCAACATCAAGTGTCCATGGTGCACCAGTACTATAAAAATGGATAGCCTCTATATCAGTTCTTAAGACAGGCTTGCATTCATCTTCATGCCCCGATTTTCTTAATTTCTCATTCTCGTCAACTTGCGCAAAATCCGTGAACATTTTTTCGTATTTTGTACTAAGCATACGTGTTTCTATGTCTTTTTTGCCATTTAAAATAGCCAAGGCATTTTCTTTTGTCATTACAAGCGAATACGCTTCTATCTCTTGCCCATTATAACTAATCTTCATATTACTATATCGTTATAAAAAATTATACCATAAAAGGTTGTACCCCAAAGGTACTACCACAACCAAAGATAACGAAATATCTTCAATCGTTATACACGACAATCGGTTTATTGTCGTGAACTAAGCCATTTATCCCGTCTTTCTCTACACGCCTCTAAGGTAGGTGCACAACAAGCAAACAGTTCGCCACTTTCAGTGCGATAGTCATATTGGTACATTCTTACTCTCTTACCTTTCAATTTGGTAGTGTAAGTGCAATAGTTTTCTTTACCGGGTTGACATACGCTGCAACCTCTTTCGTCGTTAATTGAGTTCATAATTATTTATCAATACTTACTTAGTAATTTGTAAAACATTCGCCTTTTCTCTATGTATTTAAGACCATTTCGTCTAAGACCTCGCTTTGATTTTGATACAGTCATTTGGCAACCTGCAACGCCAACGTAGATGCAATTTGAATGATGCCTTTTGGCTTCTTTGAAAGCCCACCAAATCGCTTCACGACAATATCTATAGCTATCATTTTGAACCCCCTCGTATCCTCTACTCAAAATGAAGTGGCCTATTTCATTTGCTTCTTCTTCTGAATAGCATATTGTGAATATATTATTCATCCTTTCTTTGCTTTACTTGTTCAACCAAAAACTTTTTAAAATCATTCTTGTACTGGCTGTGAATGATTTTATACTGATGGGATAGGTTAGGCAATTGTTTATAACCTTTGCTATACAAGAATTTGGCTACTAATTCAATCTTTTCACGGTTACTGAAACCTCTGTCCTTACACATGTTAGTTATACAAACATTTGCCTTGCTGGTAGGCTTCTTTTCAACTGGTGGCATGTATTCATGTCTGCCATAAGCAAGCGTTCTTGGATAGCCAACCGCTTCACCTAAATACTCACCTGTGATGCAATCAAATTCACCACTAATTAAACTATCTGCTATTTCACCCATAATAATCAATATTTAATGTTTCACATTCAATCTTTCTTCACTCGTATAAGCCACTACAAGCCCAGTTTCATCATGCTGTATGGTGATGTACTTTTCACCCCTCTCTATGGTGGTAAAGTCGTACATAGAACATAACTTACCCAATACTTTGCCCAGTTGCTTCATCAATGGGGATTCGGGACTGATAACTAAAACTAAATCCGCTTTCATAATCGTGCGTATTGTGGTAGCCCGAAGGCTACCGAATTAAACTTAGAATTTCTCTATTTTGAGGTTATCATTAATGATAAACATACGTCCACATTCTAAAACAACGTGAGTATCTGTAATTCGTTTGATTACTCTTACTACATCATCGTGCGATATGCGTGGCGTACCGTCTGCATGACAGCCATTAGACAAATCACCTGATACTCTATATCTCAAACCTACTGTAACTTCATTTACGTTCATAATCTTCTATATTACCGGATTAAACTATTCAATTTCTATATCTATAATTTGCAGAATGTTATCTGTAATCATGCTATTAACACTAAGCTGGGCTGACTTTATGCCGTTGGCAACCATCCATCTTTTTGCTCGGTTGATAGCCGACTGCTTACTACTACCATCGGGTATCAATGCGCCTAAATCATTGTAATCGCTATCTAACAACTCAAAGTAATATCGCTTCATAATCTTCTACATTGCGCAGGGCGAAAGCCCTGCTGGTTAAACTTATGCTATATTCAGTCTATTATTTCTCATTGCATTCAGTTCTGCTGCCATCTTGTTAGCAGCTTCTTCTGTATCTTCTAAAGAAGCCATGCTCATATCATAGCCATCTATTACCATATAATAACCTCTTACCTTCTTTACGTAGAACTCATTTGCCTTATGCTGCTTCATGTAACTTGTTGCTTTCATTGCTTTATATCTTTTAATTGTTACTTATACTTCTTTATAACCTCTTGCATTCAACCATGCGATTGCGCCTTTGAGCGTCTTGAAACGCTTGCTGCTTTCTACCGCTGTGCAAGCTGAATAGTTCTTTTCGTCATGAATGAACAATGCACCTTCGTTCTCACCTTTCTTATAACTGATAATATTCATATCTTCTATCTTTTAATTGTTATTACTTCGTTTCTAATGATGCAAAGATAGTATCATTTATAATACAAAATACTATTTATGCGTTAATAAATCATAAAATAGAGTATTATTTATAATACATACTAATAAATAAGTATTTTTGCATCATGGAAGCAAAAGGAGTAATACATTTGGAAATAAAGGCGACTGGGCTACACAGATACTTCGGTTCGCCATCGGCTATGTATGATAACTATACAAGTCAAGAACTCGGAATTGCCCGACAGTCACTTCTGAACTACTGGCAAAAGACGGAGGAACCTTATGAAAATGCTGTTTGCATAATCAGGAAGGGAGAATTAGAACGTAAAAAAAAGACAAAAATAGAATAATGAAAGTTTATAAATATAGAGCCAACTTATTTAATGAGAAAGAGAAAAGGAGAAGAGATACCGAATCCTTACTAAAAAATGAATTTTATGCTGCAAAATTTAAAGAATTGAATGACCCATTTGAATGTTCTTTTGATTTACAGATGAAAGATTCTGATAAAACGACTTTCTATAATTCTATTAACCCACTTGATGTTGGCATATATTCTTTGGGGATGCTGCAACAAGAAGAATTATTTCCGTCTCATGAATTAATGTGGGCACATTATGCAAATTCACATAAAGGTTTTTGTATTGAGTATGATTTAGATAAGATGTTACAAAGTTCTTATCCCGACTTTGATATTAGAAACAAAATAACAGTAATTTATCAGCCAAATATGCCAACTATTGTAAAAGAAGACTTTAATGATATTTTTGGCATCCAAAAAAAAGTATTTGGTACAAAATCATTGGCATGGGAATATGAAAATGAGATTAGGTTAGTATTTCTTGAATCAGGAATAAAACACTATTCCCAAGAAATTGTTACAGGTATTTATTTTGGCTTAAATATTGGTTTAGAAGAACGGAATTTAATCATAAACAAACTAAAAAGAAAAAACATAAAATTCTACCAAATAAATAGAACAAACAACTCATATAAATTATCATGTAGCGAGTTAAATGAGAGTGATATATATAATTATCAAATTATTAGTCAATCAAGTAATATGATTGTTGACAATTACAATGTTTTGTATTTAGGGGTTAATAAAGATAAAATTACAATGCAGAATTTTGTGAACGAATTTCGCAGAGGAAAATATAAACCAACAAATATCACTATTTATGATGATTTACGAGTAGAGAAATGCATAAATAAATGGTCTTCACAAACGACAGAAGAAGAAAAGCAGATATTAGCAAAGCATTGGATTACATATGCACCATTCGATATTGCTCCAATTATTTGGATGTATCCCGAAAGCTAAAGCCGGAGCACTAAACTCCGGCTCATTAATTGATTAGCCCTTTGAATTTCAACCGATTTACGATTTCGGTGTAAAGATACTCTATATCTCCACTGAAATCCCCATAGTTCTGATACAGAAATACGACATCAGCACAATTGTCGGAAATTGTACTCTTGGACTGAATCCCCAATACTCTTGACATCTCCTCACGTAGCCCTGCTGTCATTTTCCCACCGGCAAGCGAACTTGGAGAAAACAGGTACAGGATAATGAAGATGAACTTCTTCCGCTGGGTAACACTATCAATACAAGGGGGAAGACTTCTGCTATTCAATAGCTCAACGAAGATTTTATAGATATCCCTAATAAGGCTTTTATCTCTCAAAATCGGTGAAGCTAAGGTATTTTCTTCTTCTGAAAGTTCTGATTTCTCAATTCTAATCTTTTTAAGGCGAATTATTTTGTTAAAATCCAGTTCCATAACACGATTATTTTAAAAGTAAATAGTATATTTGCATCATAATCGTGTAAGGAAGAGCTGATTCATGGTCGTGCGTGGGTTGGCTCTTTTTCATTCTTCCCCATTCGTGCTGACGAATGGTTTCTTTTCCAAATCATAGCAGGTGATATATACCCGTTTCCCATTAACATCACATAGAGCAAGGGCATATCCTTTCTCCAGTATTTTAACCGGCTGATTGTCGCAATAGACAGTACTTCCAACCGGAACTCTTATAAAATGACGTACTATCATTTGATTATCTTTAGCTTGTTATACCAGCGTGAAGAAAAAGGGAACCATCCGATTAAGAATGATTCCCCGAAAATGGTTACTTTGTATAGTTTGCTCATGGATTTTTCTTTTTAAGTATTTCAACACATTTTTTTATCCCATCATCGAAACCCTGTTTATAGCATCTAGTATATTCCCCTATAGTATATATCGTCATTGACAGAAAAAATAGAAGGATACCTACAGGCTTATACCAACCGGGAAGTGATATAGAAAACGGCTTAAATGTAATTGTGAGATCTCCAACCCATAATAGGGCGATAATACATATAATTGTAAATAATATTGTTTTCATAATCATATAAGTTTTAATGCTTCCTGTAATCCTGCTTCAAGTGCTTCTTCGTAGGTATTATAATGGATAATAGGTCTGTTAGACAATCCTACTAAGTCGTGATTCGGAATTGTTAATATATCATATATCCAATAATTTCCATACATATAGGGTATTTCGATATGCAGGTTCTTAGTTTCACGTAACCACTTTTGAGCGATGGATTGCGGAGGAACGGATAAAAATTTGTAACAATGGGGCAAAGTGGAAACATCTATAATATATTTTCTTCCTGAAAATCCTTTCTCTTTCAACAGTTCCGCTGTTTCTAATGTTACAAGTTCTTCGGTCATGGTTATTCTCCTTTCTTCTTTATTCCACTTATTCTTTTGCATTTTATTATTAGAATGTTAGTTTTTATTAGTAAGTTTGCAAAAACTCGTAATTATGGATATTGTATCTTTATTTTTATCTATCATCGCTGTATCGGTTACTGTCTATAATTGCTATAGACAATATTTTAAGAAAACGGAAGGGATTGCTTTAACTATATCTGGTGCTCTAATTGAAAATAACGAATTAAAAGTTTGTCTTCTTTATACAAACATAGGAAATCAAACTGCTACTATCACCAATGCATCTATTTTATTAGATACAAATAGTCTGGGACATTATAGTAAGGAAAACCATGCATCCATTTGTGATGGGATAACTCCATTTACCCTTTTTGAAAAAGGGCAAAAAAGCATAACGATATCTTATCGATTACCAGATTTTAAAGACTTAGATATCAATAGTATATCCATTAGGATTCTATCTGCTTATACTAACAGGGAAGGGATATTATTTAAAGATAATCATTCTGTGGGGCACTTGAGTACTAACGACACAAAAAAATGTTTTGTATGTGTTTCAACAGATACTCATAGGTTGTCTCAGAATAGAATCATTATGTCCATGCAATAATTACTATTTTCTAATCTGTTTAAATTCTGGTAAAACACCGAGATATAAGTACTGATTATCATCGGTTCTGTACACTGTGATGTAATATAATACATCGCCTTCATTTTTAATGGCATCGCATCTTTGCATAAGGTCTCTTGAGCAATATGCAGGAGGTATGATATCCGCTATGTAGTTGTATAACCTTTCGTCAATATAATCACCTGGGCACAAAAAACATCCAAATCTTTATCCTGTTTAGCTCATTGTTTAAAAGTCTTTTTCATTTCTGTTCCTGTTTTGAGGGTTATTCACTATCGTATTCTGATATGATTTCCAAAATATCGCTTTGTATTTTTTCATCAGTTAGCATGTGCTCAACTAATTCTTTTAGATGCGATGGTCTGGCTATAATACACTTCGCTATGTCATTGTTATCGGTAGCCATTATTATAATTCCACCTTCATGAGTCTTAGGTAGGCGTACTGCCATTTCTTTAGCAAATGCCTCTACGTCTTGAATAAATTGACTTTTCATATTAATTCCTTTCTATATTGTTTTACGTTAATTGATTTAAAATTTCTCTTTTGATAACTTCCCTTGAGCTAAATCTAAACAACCCTTTCTTTTGTTCCTGAAAATCCGCAATAGATATCTCATTAATGTAGTAATAGAAAGCTTCATATTCATCTGCAAAATTGCGAGAAAGGAAATTATTGGGGTGAGTGTTCATATATCTTTCAACGGCTACAATCACTCGTTTTGCATATCCGGGAAACATCTTAAACTCCAACTGCATCTGCCTGTAATTGCAGAGCGGACAACCTACACAACCATGCCGAGAAAGGTTATACGGAGCGTCGTAATACTTTGAATACGGTAAACCGCGTTCACGAATGTAATTCCAAACATCTTCTTCCGACCATGTGAGAATAGGAAGAATATGCTTCGCTCCTTTCATCCATTTTCTTGTATCACACTGCTCCGGCTCATAATCTCTTCGGTTCCTGCTCTCGGAAGCTCTCATTCCTTCAATACTTCGCTTACCAATTCCGTATCGCTCTTTCAGCTTCTCACAACAGAACCTACGTAATCGGGAAGGGAAACCTTTTTCTTCGATTAACTGAAAAAAAGATTTTTCCGGGTGTATTATCCTCACTTGCGGATAGTTTTTCTTTATAAAGCTAATCGTGCCCGGTGGATCTACTGTGGTGTTAGCGTAGATCGCATTATACTTAATGCCTGCACGTTCAGCAAGGTCAAGTATAACTACACTATCCTTACCTCCGGAGAATCCGAGTGATAGCAGATCGTCACGTTCCATACTGCGAAGAAAGTCGATTGCTTGCTGCTCTTTCTTGTTCATTTCTGTTCCGCTTTGAATTTTTTATTCATTTCTTTTTCCGTAGCTTTAACATCTTTTTTGAACCCCTCCACAAAGCTGTCAAAACAAGCTCTATGGATCTCTAAAGTACACCTTTTCATAATCGGACATACAGAACATTTTTGGCTAAGTCCGGCTGATTTCTTGGCTATTTTCGTTACGTTTTTCATTAGATTTTTAAATTAATTATTACGATTCCTTTCCGCTGCGACTTCGCTCATACACATCTTGCACCAGGAGGTGAGACATCGGTATTCCTTATCCTCATATCTGACAGTCCTGTTATAGAACCGGTGAAGCGGAAGGGAACGTCCGCAATGTGGACAAACCTTTCTTCCGGCTTCCGTACCTGCAACCGTCTTAGTTTTACGGCGTACAAGCGTACATCCCCTGCATTCATCCAGTCTGCCTTTGTACTTCCGGCATTTGTGCAGGGAGATGCGCCCGCATGGAGCGAATTTCTCGCAGTCGAATCTGGGTTCTGTATGATAGATGTTCATACGGCACTGTCCATCAAATCAAACAATGTGGGTGCGCTAACTTCCATCTCCGCCTCATACAGATATGAAAGACTGTCTTTCCAATAGTCATAATTTAGTTCAGTAGATAATCCCTTACGTTTCAGTCTGATGGCACAATAAGGTACTGTGCCGATACCTCCGAAGGGGTCAAACACCAACTCACCCTTGTTTGAATACCGTTCAATCAGTCTTTCAACGATATCGAGCTGTAAAGGGCAGATGTGGTTCTGCCGTTTCTTCTGTGACTGCTTGGTATTGAGCGTGCGCATACGGGTGACATCATCCCATATCCAATCTTTCTTGCTTACAGGGTCAACGGCCATAAATGTTTTAGGCAGCTTTCCGTATATTTCCAATTCTTCAGCGAATGATACATGTTCCTCGTAGTTATATATATGTTCACGTTCGTAGTTCCTGAACAGATGGCGTATCTTATCTATTCCGGCTCCTTTCATGTCCTCACAGCTCAATAGAGAGTTACCAGAAGATTTCCAACTTGCATGGGCATCTATCTGCCAACGGGCAAGCGAGTATTCACTCTTATTCTTTGTCACCGGCAAATCAGCATAGGCTCGTGAGGTATCAGAAGGCAACTTTCGGAAGAGAAGAACATATTCCGGGCAACCGATACCCATCTTTGAACCGTCCTTGCACATCTCTGTATATCCAAGCCGATAAGTCTGGTTGTTCTCCCTCACCACATCCGTATCCACTGTAATACGCCCCATGTAGCGGAACCCGTGCTTCAGATAATGGAACACTGTCATTTCGCTGAACGGGTCGATGGTGGGCATACCGTCACCCGTAACGTTGCCGAACAGTACACGGTCCTTTACATGGATGCAGGCCAACCGGCCGGGCTTTAAAATACGCATAAGCTCCGGGGTGAGATAGTCCATCTGCTCAAAGAACTTGCCGTTGTCTTCATTATGCCCGAAATCATTATAGGTAGGCGTATATTCGTAGTGGTTGGAGAACGGAATACTGGTTACAATCAGGTCTACCGAATTATCTTCCATCTTCTGACATTCAAGTACATTGTCATTATTGATAGCTTTCCACAGTTTGCCGGACTTCTCTTCCCGACTGGCGAACATCCAGCGCATCATCTTTTCCTCTGCCTGCAAGCCGAACAAACCGTTCTTGCGGACTATATCGGTCATCTTGGCTACCATCTGGCGGTGCTGCGCCCACTTCTGCATGAATGATTTGAATATTTCACCTTCGCTTTCGGCATACACCAAGTAAAGGTCTACGGGATGCTGCTGCATAAACCGGTAGATACGGGCTATTGCCTGAAACTTGTCATTGAAACGGTAGTCAATAAACATGATTGCCTTGTGGCAGTGGTACTGGAAGTTCAAACCCTCACCAAGCATTTCAGGTTTGGCGGCCAGATATTTCAGACGGCCGTCTTTGAAATCCGCTATCACTCTGTCGGCTTCCTCATCATCTTGCGAGCCATACACAGCCTTACATCCGGGAATTGCCTTGCAGAGTGCCTCACGTTCAGCCTCCAAGTCATGCCATAAAAGGAAATGGTCGTCTTTGTTTTCCGGGCGATTGATAATCTTTACCACACGGGCAATCTTTTCCTGCATGTTGTCCCGACGTTCCTTAGCTGCATCAGCAAGGCCTAGAGCAGCCTCACGGAACATTTTCACCTGTCCGTCACGGTCGGTGCCGGCAGTGGAGTTGTCCACACTCACGACTTCTTCATGTACCCGTAACTCTGGTAACTCATATCCTGTATCGGGATAACCTAAATCAGACGGTTTGGTGAGGAACAACGCCCATGTACTTACCCATAACCAGAATTCCTTCTCCTTGTGGGGATAGAGGGTAAGATTGTTCGCCTTCGTGCTGTCACGCTGGAAGAACCTTGTAAGTGCCTGCCCGGTATCCATCACTCCAAGGTAGCCGGCATAGTGTATCAGTTCCTTGTATCTGTTGGGTGATGGCGTGGCAGTGGCAACAAACCTGTACGGAACTTCTGCAAACAGAGGAAGAAACTCCTGATAGGTCTTGGTTCCGAATCCACGTAACACGCTCGCTTCATCCAATGAGGTAACGGTAAAGTAGGAAGGTTCTATTCTTATTCCGTCCTCGCCGTCACGGACACGTTCATAGTTTGTCACCATGATATTGGTCGGACATTGCTTCACCTCCTGCATAGTACGTACATAGGTCACTTTCATACCCAGATGCTTTTCGGCCTGTGTCAGGAACTCCACTACTACACGCTTGGGGCAAACTATCAACCCTTTGCCTCCTGTGCGGTTCAGGATCACCCGCAGTATCTCCAACTGGGTTACGGTTTTCTGCATACCGAAGCTGGAGAATATCGCCCTGCAACCGCCGGAAATAGCCCAACGTACTGTATCTTTCACATGAGGGTATAAATACGGGGAAATTTCTTCCGGTCTGACTTCAAACCCAGTCTGATGGCTGATTGCCATCTTGTCTTTCAAAAATTCTATATAATCTTTCATTATGCTATTCTTTTGTTGATTTCTCCTTTCTAAACAGGTGGCTGAACGCATTATCCAAATCCAAGTCCAGATTCAGTTTGGACGGGAAAGATTTAATGTATTCGTACATCTTATAAGCGAGGTTGTCATCATCACCGCACCTATCAATCAGTGTGAGCAACATGGCGTTCACCATGTCAGAATCATTGCCGAAGTTTTCCTGAGTGGATTCGCTGCAATGATTCACATCACTTTTCAATCTCTTTATTGCGGCTATGGCTGTGTTGAAGTTTCTTTTTGAATCGTGCCGCAATTCAAAGCCTTCTTTCTTATATTGCTGCTGCATTTCTAGAAGGTTGGTTTCTAAAACGTCCGTGAGGACAAATACGATGTTGGTTATCGTATTCAGTTTGTCTGTTCCTTGCATAATCGTGTATTCTTATTTCTAATTTGAATAAATCCCCTTCGTTCTGTTTCTTCTAACAGTGAAAAGTCTTCATCCTTGATTTCACATTCTGTTTCGTAGTTCACGGAAGTATAACTTGGGATATTGAACTTTTTCCGGATTCTTACGATAACATCCGGATTTCTTGTTACCCAGTAAACGGTTATTCTCATGGTGGCATCAACATTTTCTTGGCTTCTTTATCTCCGGCATCAGCACGCCGCTTGATCTCAAGGTATTCGGAATAATAGATCCCACTGTTAACTTGTGCTTGAGATAAAGGTTTAAATTTATCAGCCTCCTTAATACTTTCTGCAGAACCAACAGTATCACGGTGAATATCATATTTTGTTAGCCAATTCATAATAACCTCTCCATCCATACGGCCGAATATTTGCCCAAACATTCCTTTTTTAGCCATATTGAAAAATAATTTAAAATCATCTTGTGTGTAGTGTGGATAAGTTTCAATGATTAGATTTATAGTATCAGCAACCTGTATTGCGTCCATCGCCCCATTCACTGAATAAAACCGAAGAAAGCTATTCATCCATTTCACCATCAAGGCTTGCAATTTTATTTCTCCAAATTCTTTTGATATATCTGTTATCGAAACCTGTGGAGCATTGAATACATCAAGAACTGTTCTCGGCCTAATGCTGTCCCAATATAGCATCGGCGAGGTCTTCAAGAGATTGACGGCTTGCTGCCTTGTCTTGGGCAACTCTTCCGGTGGTATAAGTTCCTGTGGATTGTATTGAATTACTTGATTTTCCATTAAATTTTTCCCTGTTAGCCCACGTGGCAAGTCGTTTAGCAACCTCCCATGTTTGATTAGTTTCAAATTTCATTTTAGTTTCTGACTTATTCAGTTCAGACCAATAGTCGAAGAAAGCACGTATCATCTCTTTCCCGTATCTTTCGACATACGGAACTAAAGACTGATAGAAAGCATCTCTTCGTTTGAGTGTAGCGGCTTTAGCCGCGGCAAGTTTCTTCGCTTGCTCGACTTTCTTTGCCTCTACGCTAGTAGAGGTTTCTTTAGTTTTCTTTCTTTTTACTTTTACTTTACTTTGTCTATTATCAACAGTATTAATTGAATTATTTGCATGATTAATCGGATTATTTGTGCAATTAATCATATATTCAGGGATAATTTCAGTTTCTTTTCTTTGATATGTGGCAAGTAAAAATCGCCTTTGTATTCCGGCCGATGTCAGCACTCTATGCACGGAGAACATTTCCGCGTCAAAGAATCCAACCTGTACGGCCTTAGTCAATACTTCTTTTACTGCGCCCTCGGAAACCCCAACAGTGTCAGCAATAACAAAAGGCAAATCTTCGTCCCACAAAATGTAATACCCTTCATCCTTGTAGATATTACACAGCAGGCAAATAAGTATGGAAGTCGATTGTGGGCCACAAGCCCTTGCGATTTTCCTGACCTTCACGTCCGAAAAGAAACCTACATCCAAAGGAAAGTAATCTATTCCCTGTTTTGTAGGTCTGCCAGCCATATTATTTAGGTTTAAAACTCATATCTTAAAATCTCACGTTAGTTAATTGCCTTCCGTTAGAAAATACAGCCCATTTACCGTTGCCACTGTCGTGCAATCGCAAGTCTGACACCTCCCCGAAACGCTTGATATTTCCACAGAGGTCAACAATCCACCCACATTCCTTAGAGGGATGCGGACGGATAGCCCGACCGACTATCTGATACCACATAGCTAAAGACATTGTAGGACGTGCCATAACGACCGTATCAAGTTCAGGATAGTCAAAGCCGGTCGTAAGTACACCCACATTCGCCACTACCGGAATTTCACCAGCTTTGAACGCTTCAAGAATATGTTCGCGTTCTTTCTTAGGAGTATCACCCGAAACAATTGCGATTTCGGGTATAGACCATGTAAGCCGTTCCGCTTCTTTCAAGAAGCGGGTAAATACCAAAATGCCTTTCCGTTTTCCTCCGGCTTTGGGGTTCATCAGCCTTTGGACGATATGAACAAGATAACCGTAGAAGTCTATCCGTTCATATTCTTTTTGAACTGACCTATCCGTATAGTCGGCACCAGTAGTATTTACTTTCAAGTTAAGTTCATTCCACCCTGAAGGATTCATTGAATAGTAATCCAACTTCGCCAAGTAGCCCATATCTAATAAGGTTGATACCTGTACATGATAAATGACCTCTGAAAAGACATGAGGTTTTGTCCGAGTGATAAATTTCAGCATGGAGCCGAAATCACGGCTGGAGCTTAAACGGTATGGCGTTGCTGTCAGTCCAAGAACCTTACACTTCACTGCATCAAAAAAATCCTTGTACATTCCCTCTTTGGGGTTTACAAGATGACATTCATCCACAATGATGTTCTTGAAGTGGGTAAACAGTTCGGGATGATTCTTCACACTGCCGATGGTGGCAAATGTTATCCGGCTTATCTCCTTTGAATTAAAGGAAGCCGAATAGATACTGCAATCAAGAATACCGTATGAACAGAGCTTCTTAAAATTTTGTTCCAATATCTCTTTGCTTGGCTGGAACACCAAGGTATGTCCGTCAAGCCTTGCGGCTATATCCGCTATGATAAGCGACTTTCCGCTGCCCGTAGGTAACACCATAATGGCATTAGTTTTCTTGGTCTTGTTGTTGAAGAAAGAAACGGCAGCATCAGAGGCTTTCTGTTGGTAATCACGTAGTTTGTACATTGTCTGCTCTTCTTTCTGTAACGGTTCTGATTCTTCCAAGTTTCATTATCTCATCGCACATCCAAGTATATCCACAGAAACCTTTAGATTTCCGCATTATTTTTTTAGATTCGCTTGGTGTAACATATCTGACTTCCACATTTGCTACCCATCCATCGCCAAAATCATAATAGAAGTTTCCTTCTTTTAGATTTGAATAGATTGGCTTTCCACGTCTAAATGCAACCTGCGAATAGGCATATAAATTTCCTTCTCCAGTCCATTTACCATTCCATGAATTGTTTTTGGGCATAGTGAGGATAAATAAAGCTATTGTCTTATTTTCTTTTTTTATCGGTGTGAGTTTATATTCAACTCCTTCAATGATAGTGGATTTCATATTCCTTTCTCCTTTCGTAATTTCTTATTGAGTGCTTTGTAATACTTAATTAGTTGCTCGTACTCAAAATCTGACATCTTAGAAGTACCAGCAGCTTTTACTTTCAGCAAGTCAAATTTCTGTTGCCCGATTTTAGCTATCAGATTAACCCGGTAGCCTTCCAAATGGTCAGCTTTGAACCTGTTGCAGTGACGGCACTCAGCATGGCAGTTATTTTCATCGAAACGTGTCGCCAGGTGTGTGCGGCTGAAATAGTGCCCGCAGTCTGCTTGTGTAAACGGCTTTATCTGTCCGCACGAGATACATCTAAAATACCCGTTTGGCATTGCATCACGAAGCCGGATAAAAAGGGAAAACTCTTTGTCGAGCTTAGCTTTCAAATCCGGCTTCTTCTTTACTGTTATCCCTGCTTTATCAAACAGAGGTAAAGGCTTGTCTTTTTTCTTAGCCTTTGTTCGTTTTATGTAGTATGGCATACTATTATTTATAATATAAGGGCATATCTGATAGAGAGGATAAAGTGTCTAATTTTAAACTCATCTTGGGAAATATGATATGCCCTTTTATTGTTATCTTTGCTTTGTCTAATTTTAAACTTTAAAGTATATGAGAGATAAATCATTTTATAAAGAAAAGGCGGAAGCAATAAAAAATGACGTATTGGAGATACAGAAAAAAGGAGAAATCTTTAATATAGAAGACCCTTTCAATTCGTATCCGGGAATATATGATGCTATTAGGGAGTTTGTTCATCTTGTATTTGCTTTTAATCCCGGACTTCCTTTAAACAAGGAACTCGAAAGTCTAAGCAATCTTAGATTTAAATCCGCTGCCGTTGGAGGGCGCATTGATTTTGTGCAAAAAGATTTCGATAAAGTAATCTCCAAAATAGACTTTTTCATTCACTACCTTGACACATACGTTGATTAAAGTACTTGTTTGATTTTATCCTCCAAGCAAGTATTTCTTTCGAGTTCAACACAATCAATTAAGGATTGCTTTATTTTATCGGGAAGCATTTTTAGTGCTTCCCGGTTTTTAACTTTCATGCCTACAATTGACAATGAGAACTCTGCATCGAATATGTTTCCGGTTTCGGGTACTGCTATTTTTATTTCCATTTCCATAATGTATGATTTTATTTGTTTACCAATTAAAGCCCCGAAGCGTATTCTCCGGGGCACAACCATTATTCACTAACCCTTGCCATTTATGTGTGGCTCACATTTATGAGGGGCGTGGCAGAATCGAACTGCCCTCCTCTACATTGCTGCGCATCACAATAGTCACACCAGCCAAACGCCCCATATTCGCCCGTCCTATCTTCACAGACCGAGCAGGCAGGTTAACAAAGTTATTCCATATAAGCCATTGAAAATTCTTTCGGAATAAACCGCCCGACCGGTATAGGTTTGGCGGATTCAATAGCTGTATGGATTTCTCTCTTTTTGAACTCATGCCCCTTTTCTTTGGCTTGTTTCTCACATTCTTCCTCTTTATTTTTGAGGTAGTGAGTAATAAGCATCATCGCTCTGTCAACGTTGTAAGTCTGAACTCTCTCGTCTTCATTCTCCCCATCCGTGAATGTGATTTTCGTCTCAATCTGGTAGAATTTCTTTTCATTCGGTTTAGATTCTTCGTCACTATCTTCCGTCTCATCGTCCATTTTGTCAACGTATTCTGCCATAGTGATTTCATTTTTGAGATAGGCAAGCGAAGCATCGTCAACCTTACGTTCTTTCAAGTTGTCAGTAAGAATCACGCAAGAATCGAACTCCTTGACCATTGTCAAGGTGAATCCGAACATATAGTTTAGTTCGATGTAATCTTTCAAGATACTACAAGTATTCTCCAATCCGGTGGCATACAGCAGGAACTTATGTTTCTTGTCACCTATTTGCGCTTGAGCGATGTACGGATATAAAACACTGTTCTCGTTCTCGAATGCCAAGCGGTTCTGGTTGCTGACTTCCACTTCCTTAATGCCGTCAGCTTCCATACTGAAACGAATTTTCGCCAAAGTGTCTTGGTCTATCAGCGTGCCACGGTCAAAAAGAATTTCATTCCGTTCGATGGTTACTGTTTCACCTGTATCTTCATCAATGAAAGATTCCTCCCATGTTTTGAGGACACGTTTTGCAAGGTACATGTTGAGCATCTTTTTCGGATCAGATGTCACATACCTGATTTCTGTTTTTCTTGTTTCTATCATAACTAAATAAATTCTTGATTTCTTTGTATTTCCTGCTGGGCGTATATCAGCATTTGATGTTCATTTGCAGCCGGCAGATAGATACCAGCCACCGATGCGCTCCAATTACGGAAACGGTCAATACTCAGGGTCATTTCCCCCGTTGTCAGTTCGGCAGAGCTTCTCAGATAGGTTACTTCATTGCCTTTCTTGTTGACCGTCTTACGTTCAAACAAATCACGGTTGCAAGTCCTCTTATAAAAATCAATTTTTGCTTCGTCGAGACTGCAACCGTACTCACTACCGAAATACCCTAAAAGAAGATGCAAGTAGCTGTTTTGGGCAAGCGTGCGGTTAGGTAGTTTCTTTTTCACTTCCACCACCGCACGTTCACTAAACAGCTTGTTTACATACTCCTTGAACTTGGGTATTTGATATTCATTCTTCAAGTCGAACAGCATACGCTAAAAAGGCAAATCATCCTTTACATTGCCATTAGCATCAACCGGAGGCGGAAAGTTCTGCGGCTGTTGCTGATAAGTCGGTTGTGGCGCTGGCTGTTGTATCGATGTTGTCTGTTGGGATTGAGATACACCGCCACGCGCTTCTATTTTATAGCATCGAATGGATACCATACGTTTGAATTCTCCGTCTTGATTCGTCCAAGAACGCCCTTGTAAGACAAATGATACAGTAACAACATCACCCTGATTAAAGCGGTCAAGTTCTGTACACTTGTCACCCGAAAACTCTAAGGGAATAATGTTCTCATACTCGCTACGCTCTCCCGTATAAGGGTCGTAAGTGGTAGCATCTAAAATGAACTCCCGTTTGGTAAATGTAGCTCCACCGTTTTTGGACGTAATTTGGACGGTCTGTTCGATTTGAATTATCCGTCCGGTTATTTGGTTTGCCATTAATTTTCTCCTCCAAAAATCTTTTAATTAATATTTCCATATAAATCCATACGAAGTCTTACTTCTTCCACAGCAACAATTTTGAATAGGTGAACTTTGGAATCCGTTACTTACCGCTGCTGATTTCAACGAAGGATATTTCTTAACGAAGTCACCAGATTTGGTATATTGATAGACTGGCACACCATTAGCTTTCCCCTTACGCTCTTGGAGCGTTCCATAATTCATATTGTATGAATGTGTACACCATTCAAGATTTTCAACTCTGTTATTGGATTTATTTTCGTCTTTATGATTTATTTGAGTATAGTTATTTGGATTTTGAATGAAAGCTAAAGCCACCAATCTGTGAACGCTATGCGTTTTATGAATGCCATTCTTTGTTAGAACAACAGAACGATACCCATGACTATCAGAAGGCGTTAATATCTTTTCTTCAAAATGTGTTACAGCTCCGTTTCTTATAAATTTTTTAGGCATAGATTTTATTCTGCCTAAAGATGATACCTCATAAAGACCTTCATAATCTTTAATAGGCTTCCAAATTTCACTACTCATTATTTGATATAATTTTGGTATCGGTTATAAGTTCTCTGTTTTCTTCCAAGAACCGGATAAACTCCTCACAATGATTAGTGAGAATAGGAATATCACGCTCTGGGTTGAAAACGTACATCTCTGTATAGGTATCTACCACATAACCGCCTTTGTTGAACTCTACAATGTTATACTCAAATGTCCGTACATCCGAACCGTTCTGCATCAAAGCATAAGGATAAACAAGGTGTTGATGGTGGTCTTTGAACTTCCCTACGGTATAGCTTCCGGTTGTTTTGATGTCGTGGACGCTGGCCGGCATCAGCTCGTCAATTACCCCATAAACCAAAACATTGCCGTATGCGGTTGGAAGAATCGCTTCTACTCTTTGTTGGGTTAATGCGCCTTTGTAGTAATTGGCAAACTCTCGGCAAAGTGAAATTGGGAAAGTAAAAACGCGATTATTATAGGTAGCTTTCAAACCTATAACCTCGTTGGTTTGAACCTCATCGTAATACAAAGGTTTACCTGTTTCGTCACAAGCTCCTTCGCGTATTACCTTATATACCTTTTCAACTTGCACAGTTTCGGATTTCCGATTTTCAATCATACAGTCAATGATTTCATTGAAAACCGTGCCACGGTCTGCCGCTTCGCTGTCGAATGGCTTGCGGTTAATCCGGTCTATCAGTTCTTGAAACTGTTGTTCGTGAAATTCTTCGGGAGTATGGGGTGGATTTTCTGACCACCCCCAATACTTATCCCAAATCACATCACTATTCAGATATCCCCCAAAGGCATCGAGAAGCGTTGCGTAAATACGATATTTAGGCTGCTGGTTCATATTTCTTTTCTGAATTAAGTTTCAGATTCAAAGACTTCGCTTTGTTGGCTACCAACTTTGCCGCCATTTGCTTTGAAGAACCAACGTGCTCAAAATTATCTATTTGCGCGATAAAATTATTGGCAGATTCCGCATCCGTAATAAGTTCAATCTGCTCTTTGATTTCTTCAATAACTTTATCATACTTTTCTTGTGCCGCTTTCTTCGCTGCAAGCATACCCAAATACGAATTGATTATCTTGGTAGTGATAAAGTCGTTCTTGGCGGTTGGATTACCGTTTTTGTCAAGGATGGTAGGAACTTCCATCACTGAAGGAAGATTGCAAGTATTCTTACCATCATTTCTTGAAGTTGGGTCAAAAGTGATGGTACGTCTTTGGACGCCTCTTTCGCTTTTCATTTCAAGATAACCGAGCAAATCCAGTTCAGTAACGATAGAGTTGTAGGATTTTTCACGCAAGGCAGGGATAAACACCGTATCATCACCTTCTTTTCTTGTGTCGCGATGGGCAACGAAAATGATGTGCTTGTTAAGCCCCGAGAGTGTTCGTGTCATCCATGAAAACTCCGCATTGATACCGCTCCAATCCCTGATAGACGGTTGGCGGCTGCCACATTTATAAGTAATGATGAAATCCATCATCTTACCGATTGTATCAACTACAATGGTCTGATAAACAGACAAATCCTCCTGCAAGACCTGTTGAACATCACTCCATGAAGTGACCTGTACAGTATCTATGTTTTCCAAATGCGCCATATTCATACGCTTAACGCCATTATCGAAATCCAATAATAACGGTTTCGGTGCGCTCAATGCCACTGTTGATTTTCCCATACCAGCCTGACCGTAAATCATCATCTTTACAGTGGTAGGAATTACTAATTCATTTGATTTTTTAATAAGACTCATAATCGTAAAATTTAAAGGGTTTATATTACTTTCATTCTATTCAAAAATCTATTGATCGACTCCAAATTGTACCAAATCATTTTTCCATCTTTGGCAAATGAAACCTGGGCGTTATTCCTAAGTTTATCAAGGTAATCAACGCTACACCCCAAATAAGCCATCGTTTCATCCTTATTAAGCCAAAGTTTCTGTACGGATTCAACCTTTCCTCTTTTCATATCATATCTTTCAGAAATTCTATTTTCTCTTCTCTAATCCGTTTTGCCCTACGCATATCCGAATGGAAATCCTGATAAAACGTAATTGAAAACACACATAATAAACAACAGGCGATAACAGAACGGGCTATTGGTGGGAAATCCATAGTGAATTTCATGCCAGCCAAACGCTCATATAGCATGGTCGCCAGTTCTCTTCCATTTCTTACATGAAGAATCTCGAAAGCCTTCTGCAACTGGTTGTTTATTGTGCTCACAGCCCTGCATTTCAAATCGGCTATCTCCTTCTTCTCATACCCTTGTGCATACATTCGTGCCGTAATCTCGCATTCAGGTGTAAGTTCATTAAAAACTCTCCTCATAATCGTGTAAGTCGGCTGATTAATAATTGCGGATAACCTCAATATATCCGGCTTCCCTGTTAGTGTCCACCGAATACAACGTTTGCTCCTTGTCTATTATCCGGTCAATCCTTGCCAACCTATTAAGATCAGCGGTACACCTGCGAAGCTGTCCGGCAAGCTTGTCGCTAAAGTCAAAGCTGATTCTGTCATTCTTCTTTTTCAGCTTTTTCTTGATTTCTGTTCTTTCTTTCAGTTCTTTTGCCATAAGAATAAAATTTAATTAATGATTCGTGGATGGTAAGGGAATCGAACCCCTCTCAATCGTGCCAATTGGTTGCACAGCACGAAGCTCTAACCGATAAGCTAACCATCCGATTAAAAAAGGTGCACTATCCTCACGGACGGCACACCCAGTACAAACATCAAAATAAAACACGAATATCTAATCTATTATCAGAACAATGCTTTTAACCGCATTCTTGAAATGATCAAACTTCTGTTGCAAATCACTCCAAGATTTATACCATGTTTTTTTCTCTTCAGCTAATTTTTCGTTAGCCTTTTCCAGTTCTTGCACACGCCTTACTAAATCTTCATGCGTCATGCCTCTTAATTCTTCCACTGTCATAATCGTATAAGTTTAAAACATCGTTAAAAAGGTAGGAGTCGAACCTACTTCTTGTAAGCCAGATGAATATAGAAATCAGAATATGAGTTAATACCAACAATTAATTGCTTACACGCATTCCAACAATGCTACTTCATAAATTACCGCCCGGCTGGTTTACAAGGTTATTGTGCACTCATACCCATGCGCCTTGTGCCGGATTTGAGGTCTACCTTTTAGCGGTATTACAATTTGTCATTTATTTCAACTCTTTATAAGAGATTCTTATTAGAAAAGCACATCCGGCACATATAACACCCATTATAGTGACAGAGAATATTTTCATAGGACTGTAAGTAGTGATAGCCCCGTAAAGCATACCGGCAGCGCATATACTAACCAATATGGATAAAATGAATTGGATTGTTTTCATAATCGTATAAATTTAAATAAGTACCTGTACCCTAATCGAATAGCAGAACCTTATTTCAGTTCAGTACAGGCTATATTGTCGAAAACAGTACGGACGCCTAACCCGTATGCTCACTGCTCAAAGACGATTCTTTGCGGTGTTTTCTATTAATTGTTAAACATTGCACAGCTCACAAGCTCCAACTTGCTTATGTGCGTTTGTTATCTTTGGTTGGCAAAAACGGCTTATGAATTACACCGTAATTGCTTTTACAGAATTTCAAAGAACTAATCAATAGTACCCTACCCGATTCTCGCTATCGGTTGCCGTTCAATCCGTCTGTAGGGCTGTCGTGCGTTGCATAATCGTGTATTATGCGTATCGGCTGATACCTTGTACCCGGCATAGAGCATCGTAGTCCATGCCATCATCTTCACAAGTTTCAAAACCTTTTAAGGCATCTTCCAAACTGTCTATCTCATCCGTTATCAACTGGATAGCTTCTTTTTTGCTATCAGCATTGAACATCAGGCAGACAGCCTCTTCATCATTGTTATGGGCAGCCTCTAAATCTTTATAAAGGCTATCCAATTGCTGGTTAATCGTGTAAGCATTCATATCCATATCTTTTATGCGATTGACATCAGATTAGCTTTTTTGAAGCATCTGAATTCTTGGCGTTCAGTATCATAGTAAGTCTGGACGGTATCATTCTTTTTTCTGTTGTCAGTACCAGTGATGGCAGGCATCAGCTTTTCATTTAGTGTACCGTATGCCTCACGAACGGAACCGTCCACTTTTTTGAAGTAGAACTTCACTATCTTCTTTTTCATCTCACCTTTCAACTTCAAGTTAGCCCAAGCGACCTTCATTGCTTCGCTCATGGTGTAGCCATTACGCTTAACGAACTGCCAAGCAAGGCTCATTACTTCGTGTAAAAATTCTCTTGTTCTCATAATCGTGTATTTTAATATGTTTATACTATTTGAAATCTGAATTAATCTTCGTTTCTTTGTATCAGTTTAATTTGATAATGCAAAGATACTACTATTTTTCAGTAATAGATTCTTTTTACTGAAAAATAGTAGTACAACAACACTATTTAACTATTAAAGCAGGTTATACCTTATTATAATATGAAGAAGAAAGAGAATTGGGCTTTAGGATTGAGTGGCATTGCAGTAGTAATAAGCATCGTATCAATCTGTGTTGCACACCCTCACAAGGCAGAGTTGGGCTTTGACTATCAAGGCGTATTGGTTGGGGTTCTATCATTGCTTGTAACAACCTTGATAGGATGGAACATATATACGATAATTGACATAAAAAGCACAAGAGATAAGATTGATGAAATATCAACTGGAGCATCATTCATGGTACAAAAAAACATGGCTGTTTCTGAAAACACTAATTGGATGATATACCATTACTTACTGTTAGAGAAAGACCCATTAGGATTAGAATATAGGTTTTTATATCATGGAGTTGCGTGTTTATTTCACACTTCGCAATTTTCGGATATAATCACATGCAATGCCGTAGTAAAAGGATTACTTGAATGTATTGTAAATCCCAAATCCATAACTATTACAAAAAGCGGGAAAAACGAAATACTCAAACTTTTATCCGGTGTGAAACATACCGATAAAATAGAAGGATACCTTGAATTATTAAATAGGATAGCTTTGGTGAATGTGAGGTAGAAAAATGACAATTCGTAAATGAAGATTGAATTTGAGAATATAAATTCTCACCCTCATCACTGTCCAAAAATTCTGTAGAGAAACCTTCAGGAACTTTCTTTTCCATAGCAAATAGTAAAGCGACCAACTCCAAAGTTGCGGTTTGAAGTCAAGTCGCCTATATAGTCCCTTAATGGGAATAGTTAAACAATTTAGTCGAAATCATCCGCAACTTGATTCCGACACAAATATACTGAAAGATAACAGTAAAACCCCAAAAAGATGAGCACAAAAGAAAGATTTGTTGAATATTTAAAAATCAAAGGGATTGGACAAACCGCTTTTGAAGAATCAGCTGGTTTATCTCGTGGAGCTATTGCCAAAAAAACGGGCTTTAATGCAGATTCAATAGAAAAGATAGCGTCTGCTTGCCCTGACCTTAATATAAATTGGTTAATAACTGGAATTGGCAACATGACAATTAATACCAATTCGTCAATCACTGAAACTCCAACCACGAATAAAGATATTAAAATACTTGATATACGTGTATGCGCAGGACATGGAATTGGATTTGACGGAAATGAAAACAAGGTTATTGGATATGTGAATATACCAGAATTTACTGGATGCTATGGAATAACCGTATATGGTGATTCTATGTACGATATGTATATGTCGGGAGATACAATCTTTGTCCGTGAAATAAAAGACAAACGAAACATAGACAATGGACAGCCGTATGTAATTATAACAAAAGAAGACAGACTTCTTAAAATGATTCATATCGACTACGAGCGAAAAAAAACAATATTGTCTTCCTACAACAATATAGCTAATCCGGATGGGAAAAGAAAATATCCCGATATGGAAATTGACATAGATAATGATGTAATTCATTTATACAAGGTTGTCGGGAAACTGGCAAGAACGCAAATGTAATTCATTAGTAATGCTATGAGCTTCAATTAATACACATGGAGTCTATATAACAATAAAATATTATGGAAGATATAAATTCAGAACTCAATGAACAAAAAAGAAAAGTAGATTTTAATTCTTACGATATGAGTGTAAAGGAATTAATATCTATGGTAAATGATGGACTTATTGACATAGCTCCTGAATACCAAAGACAATTCAGATGGGACGCACTTAGACAATCAACTCTTATTGAGTCTATTTTTTTGGGTATTCCAGTACCTTCATTGTTCATGGCAACCAATCCAGACGGTACATGGGAAGTGATAGATGGTGTACAAAGACTTAGTTCCATCATTAATTTTGCAGCAGAAAAAGATTCTTCAGCAAGGAAAAAAATTAAAAAAGAAATTCCATTACAACTTTGCGGACTGAAGAAAATGAAGTCTTTTAATGAAAAGGATTTCAAATGCTTGCCACGTTCATTACAAATTGACTTTTTACTAAAGCCGTTAAAGATAACAACATTAAGTGATAAAAGTGACAAATCCATAAGGTTTGACCTATTTGAAAGATTAAACACTGGAGGCATAAAATTATCAGACCAAGAGATTAGAAGCTGTATTTTCAGAGGTCAATTTAATGATTTTATAAAAAGACTATCATTAAACAATAATTTTAGAAGAGTTGTAAAACTCTCCAAAAATTCAGAGAATGACGGAACTAGAGAGGAATTAGTTCTGCGCTTTTTTGCAACTTTAAATAATAAAAACAACTTTGACCATAGCGTTGTTGACTTTTTGAATGACTATATGAATGATTCTTGTAAAAATTTTGATTACGAAACAAATGAACGTATATTTAATAAAGTGTTTACTCAACTATCTAACCTAACCCATGGCATGGTAAAAAGCAAAACAAGCACCATTACTTCAGTCGTTCTTTTTGAAGCCGTTTCTGTTGGTGCCGCTGAAGTCCTACAGGAAAAAGAATCTATTAACATTTCCTCTTTTTATGATTGGGTAACTGATAAAGATTTTAATAAATTAATCACTGGAGCTACAAATTCAAAACCCAAACTCTTTGCAAGAATAGAATTCTGTAGAAGCAAATTTTCAAAATAATGTTCGAAGATGTAAATGCTGAAGTCAATAGACGATTAAAGGAGGTAAAATCATTTTATTCCCTAATAAAAGACAACGCTGAAACTGAAGTTCTCGACATGAGAGTGTTCAAAGGTACATATTTTGTAATACTGTATGGCGTTTTAGAATATACAATAACTGCTTCGGTTCAAAAATGTTTATCTATTATTAATCAAAAGAAGTATGATATAATAGATCTTAAACCGACATTGTACTCAATGGTTTTCAATGATGAATGTAATGCTATGATAGAAGCAAGAGACAAAAAATGGATGAAAAGACATGATTTATTTTCCAAAATAAATTGCAGTCAAGTTTGTCATATAGAAGACAACCTATTTCCTGCAGGTTCAGGAAATATAAAATACCAACAAATAGAATCTATATGGAACATTTTTGGAATTTCCGCTCCTGTAGTAAATGAAGACAAAATGAAAGGGCGTTTATCAACATTGGCGAATCATAGAAATGCAATAGCTCATGGACGGGAATTAGCTTCAGTTATAGGAGGAAGATACACTATAAGCGAAATAGAAAATATATATAATGATATTAGCACATACTGTAGTTATATAACTTCAGTATTTGAAGAATACATTAATAATGAGGACTGTTTAATACACTAAAATTATTAAAACAAATTTCTTCAACTGAAGTAACCTCAAGAATCCAAACACTTTCATTGGCTTAAAGAACAAAACTAAATATCTAAGATTATGAAAAAGATTTTATTTTTTACTATTGCAATGCTATTGTTTAGTGGGTGCAACATAAAAAATCAAAGACAGAAAAATCAAGGGCGTCAAGATAGTATTGTAATGGTAGAGATACGAAAACAAGAAGTCAAGGATTCTCTGGAGCGAACAAGAATAGATTCCTTGGCATTGATAGCTTGGGGTGATGCTAAATTCGGGATGTCGCAAAAAGAAGTATTATCAACTAATACCTTTAAGGAGTCTTCTGTATATTCCAAAGAAACCATATCAATGAAGTTTGAAAACATGAACATTGCTAATAATAAAATGACAATATGTAATTTCTATGCAGAATTTGAAATGGACGAACTATATCGTATAGATATTAAAACATGCCCGGAAACAGCAAATTACATTGACGACTTGGAAATAGATGTCATGCGAATATCTCATCAATTTGAAAAGAGATATGGGAAACCAGCATATTCTTTCGGTAAAGAAATCAGTCTGTCTGATTTCAATGAAGGGGACGAATTTATGTATGAGAGATGGGAAATAGGAGACAAGTCTATTTATATCCAATTTGGAGAAGTATATAGTGGAAGCGAATATTACTACAGAATAGCAATAGTTAATTCAAAGTTCCCCACTAAAAAAAATACAGAAGAAGCTAAAAAGATACAGGAACGAGAACTAAAACAGAAAGAACAAGAAAAATACCAATTCTAAAATTATGATTGACTTTCTAACCATCATACTCCTAATATTCGGAGTATTACAAATTATTCTCTTCTTCAAAGTATGGGGAATGACAAACGACATCAAAGATATAAGGAACAAGTATCTCAAAGACGAGGATGAGAAACAAAGAAAAAACACAGAGCATGACGCTATAACCAAAATAAGTGGCGGTTCTAAACCAACGATATAAGCCGGGCATCATTCCCCGGCTTTTTCTTTTCCAAACAGATAGTCAATCACTCTCCTATTGGCATCATCCACCTTCTTCTGATCGAATTTGATATAGATACTAGTAACATCAGAACCAATCTCATGTCCTAAACCGGCAGATATAGTTTCTTTAGGTATATCAAGTTCCGCTGCCAATGTAGCCCATGAATGCCTTGCCCAATATGTGGACAATTTTGGGAAAAGAGGATTTCTGATCTTTTTCCCCCTTTTCAAAATAGAGACCTCACCTATTTGTTTCAATGCTCTGTCAATGCTAGTAGTAAAACTAGTATAATTACTACGGTTATCCATAATATTAAGCAAGTATCTATCACCTTTATATTTATCCAGTATAGATTGTGCCTCTGGCTCCACTTTTATAGAAAACAATTTTCCTGTTTTGTGCCTGTAATATTCAATACGCCCATTCATCAGATTATCTTTAGTGAGAAAAAGCAAATCCTCAAGGTTGATGCCTATTAAGTAAAATATAAGCATAAAGATATCACGGTAAAACTCCAAATATTCTTCACATGGATAATTTTTCAACAATTTCAATTCATCAATCGTCAAACTCCGCTTCCTCGTTTGTTCCCTCTTGATTTTAAACTTCCTGAATGGATAAAGAGTTGTCACTTCTTCATCAATAGCATAATTAAAGACAGCCCTGATGTTTTTTAAATGTGTGCCTATATAATTAGTCATATATCCTTTATCCACCAAGAACTGGTTAAAGGATGTCAGCCACTTTCGGTCTATTGTCTCAAAGGTAGGAGCGTCATCAAATTCAACTATCAGTTTCCGTGTATTTATATAATTATCCTTAGTGCTCTTCTTATCCTTCAACGAGATATATTCGTCATAATAACGTAAAAAGTCACATGAAGTAACAGGCTTTAATGAAATAATATTAGAAAGGTGTTCTTTAAGCTGCTTGTCGGACATACCTTTCAGTTTACCCCCCAGCAACAGCAATTCTGATTCTAGGAGATTATATTTGCTACGGAGTGCCATATTCTTCACTTTATAGTTGGGTTCTTTTTTCCCATACTCACCATTATCCCATGTATTAACATTTGAATACATTCCTGACGATATAAAAAAAGCCTTATTATGATATATTCTGAACTTAACAGGATATACATCAGACGAGTTTTTCTTCCTCGTATCCAAGTAAATTGATAATACTGCCATAATATTTATATTTAAGTTGCACATAAGTTGCACACAAATATAAATAAATAACCCGAAATAACCTCTTATAACAGACTATTATAAAAAAACAAGATACAGATAAACAGTGATATAAAACTATAAATCATTGTTATTCAATCCCAGGTAACAGTTCTTCCTGAATATTTGTCATGCTTCTCCACAAACTATACCGTGCTTCAGGATTCATTTTTTCTAGAGAATATAAAACATCTTTCA